ATCGACGGCGACACCAAGCACACGGAGCGCGTCAAGAATCCCACGTGGAAGGAAACGCCGAAGGGGGTCAAGTATTACTTCTGCGAACTCGTCCTCAACGTCTTCATGATGCGCCGGGAGGTCTGGAACAGTTTCAAGTGGGACCCGCAGTTCAAGACCGCCTATGAACACATGGACTATTTCCTGAACCTCAAATATGAACTCGTGGACGGGAAGCCGATCATCCGGAAGAACCCCTGGAAGGTCGCCTACACGCCCGATACGTGGATGTATCACCGGCGCGACGTATCGAAAGAGGGATATCAGCAATATCGGTCCCGTCCCGTCGGACACACGATCTTCGCCGGCAAGTGGGGTTTGCGCCTGAGCTATTCGGAATTCGACCGGAAGAATCCGATCCAATTTGCTGATTACAGCAAGTTTAAATATACCGACAAGGACATCCTTCTCGAAAAGGCCATCCGGATACTGGACGACCTGGGCCTCAAGTGGTGGCTTGACGGGGGGACGTGCCTCGGCTTCGCACGCGACGGCGACTTCATCGAATGGGACGCGGATGTCGATCTCGGCATCGGACCCGGGCAACTTGGCGCATGGGACCAGTTGGTCGAGGCGTTCCTGGCGGCCGGGTTCACGGTCTACAAGAAATGGGAGCACGACGGCCAGAAAACCGAACTGTCATTCTTCTATAACAAGATCAAGCTGGACCTATTCTTCTATTTCGAGAAGGACGACGTTTACTGGTGGGGCGCATACTCTCCGGACGAACTCGGGCGATTCGGCGAATACATGCGGTTCGTTCCCCGGACGCTTCCTAAGGAACTGTTCGCCGAACCGAAAGAGGTCATGTTCAGGGGCAAGCGGTGCTTTGTCCCGAACCCTGTCGAGGAATACCTCGCTCGGCAATACGGCAAAAACTGGCGCACCCCGCAGCGCAACTGGCGCTATTGGGTGGACAACCTGGCTATCGATGCCAATTTCTTGAGCCCGACCAAGAGCGTGTTCATCGGCGGGGCGTGGGACATGTTCCATGTCGGCCATCTGAACATCCTGGAGGGATGCAAGAAGATGGGACGCCTCACCGTCGGCGTCATGACGGACGAGGCCGTCATGCAATATGCGCCCAAGCCGATCGTCCCCTATGAGCAGCGGGTCCGGATCATCGAGGCGCTCGGCTGCGTCGATGAGGTCATGAAACAGACCGGCAAAGACCCCACGCGGGATCTGATGCAGGCGAATGTCCGCCCGGACTATATCGTTCACGGAAACAATCGGAGCCAATGCCCGGGCGAAGAGCATGTCCGGCGGTACGGCGGGCGGGCCGTCTTTCTGCCCTATACGCAGGGAGTGTCGATGACGGAGATCCAGCAACGGATTCTCGGCCGATTCGCCGACCCATCCCCGGTCGTGCTGGAGGGCAAGATCGCCGTCGGCATCAAGACCTTCATGCGGGAAGAGACGCTATACCGGACGATTGAAACCTATCAGGCGACATTCGTCAAGTTCGGGATGCCTTATAAATTCTACGTCGCCGACGACGGCCCGCAGGACGACCGGAAATCTGCGTTCTATGCAAAACTCAAGTCTGAAGGCCATTGCGTCATAACTCTCCCGTTCGACGTGGGGATATCGGTCGGGCGCAACGCCATTCTGAGACAGGCGAAGGAAGGCTACCTCCTCGTCTCTGACGATGATGTCGTGATCCGCAGCGCCGATTCGCTCAAGCGGATGAAGGCGGTTCTCGATTCCAATGAGAACATCGGGCTCGTGGCGGCGACGCTCAAGTACGAGCGCGGGGCATTCTTCGCGGGCGAGAACTACGCCAAGGGAGTCAGGTTCGAGCGTCGGGGGCGACTCCTGGCCCGCATTCCCGCGCCCCGCGAGATTCTCGAGACGGCCGAGGGAATCAAATACGTCATCGCCGATCAGGTGCCGAACATATTCCTGGCAAAGCGCGAGATGTTCCGCGATATCGAATGGGACAACCAGATCAAGATCGAGTACGAACACATGGACTTTTTCCTCGAGCTCCAGAAGACGCGCTGGAAGGCGGCGGTCTGCCTCGATGCCGAGGCGTTTCATCTCATCACGGACCCCCCGTTTGAATATGTCCGCTATCGAAGGACGGCCCCGTCGGCCTATTTTCTCGGGAAGCATGACCTGGGGGCGGTATCGAACCAGTTCTAGGAGCATGACATGGCGACAAGGCGACTCGGCTTCCAACCGCTGATGCAGGCGATCTATACCCGCCTCACGACGAACGCGCTGACCCTTGCCTACAAGGTCTACAACTATGTCCCCAAGACCGCGACCATGCCGTTCGTTTCCTTCGGAGCTCCGATCGGGGTCCGGGCGGTTTCGTGGACGACGCGGGACACGCAGGCCGAGGACAATGCCGTCACGATTCATGTCTGGAGCATGCTTGAGGGCGACAAGGAAGCCTCGCAGTATATGAACAATATCGTCCAGGCCATCCTCGGCTCGGACCTTGCGGTGACGGGATACTTCGCGCCGTTCATCGCTTACCTTGATATGGCCGAACTATTCGTCGACGACTCGGTCCCGACGCGCCTCGTGCGGCACGGGGTGCTGAGGTTCCGGTTCGTCATGGCCCCGAGCTGATTATTCGGCCCGGACCTTATAACGCACAGATATAAAACCGGGGGCTTATAACAGCCTTTCCTATGCAGGCATAGTTAAGCCTGCCTTTCTCATGCCCTGGCCCGTGAATCTTTCACGCGGGACCGGGACTCAAAGCAAACAACAGCAAAGGAGTATTGCTATGACCACAGCCGCTGTAACCGGCAAAAGCATGACGCTCTCTGTCGAGGGCGATCTGATGTCGGAGGCCCGGTCCTTCGCCCTGCATTTCTCGCAGAACACGATCGACGTGACCTCCAAGGATTCGGACGACTGGGGCGATTTTCTCGCCGGTCGTAAGGAATGGAGCATCGATTTCGAGGGCATGTTCATCTACAACGATGTCGCCAAGAAGGTTCTCTGCAACCACTTCATCCACGGCACCCCTGCTACCATGACCTGTATCATCACCATGCCCGACACCTCGACGTTCTCGGGCGAGTGCGTTCTCGAGTCGATGGACTTCGATGGCCCCGCCGAGGAAGCCCTGACCATCTCCGGCTCGCTCAAGGGCCGCGGCGCATTGGCGCATTCCGTCAGCTAACCCGACCTCCCCTCCTTTTTTCCTCCTTTCTCCACCAGGGGGGCATCCACGGGGGTGCCCCCCCACTTTATCGTTAAGGAGTCAATATGACAAAACGAACCGTGCCGATCACGCTCGCCGACGGCAAGCCCAGAAACCTCCGTTATGGCTTCAACGCTCTGGTCGAGCTCGTGGAAACGCTCGGAATCTCCCTCTCCGATCTGCAGGAGGCCATGTCCGGACCGGGGGCGCTGAAGGCCATCCGCGGTATCGTCTGGGCCGGACTGCTCCACGAGGACAAGACGTTGACCATCTGGGCGGCGGGCGATCTCCTTGACGGGATGAACCTGGCCGAAGTCTCCAACGCCATCGCACAAGCCGTGGCCGCGGCCTTCGGGCCTATCGACGGAGGCCCAAAAAACCCGGAGATGCCGGAGGCGACGACCCCGGCACCGAGCGCGTAACTAGCCAATCATATCTCGCATCATGCGAGCGGGCGGCATACTCCATCGGGCTCCGGCCCTGGGAGTTCCTTGCCATGACCCCGCGTGAGCTTCGCGTCGCGGTCGAGGCTACGGGCGAGCGCGAGCGTGGGCGCGAGAAAGAGATGTGGCGGCGGTTCGCGTTCCTTGCGGCCGAGACCGTGAACATCTCCGGCAAAAGCGTCCGCCGCCCGATGAAGGCCAAGGACTATTTTAAGTTCGACGACGAAGACAAGGGCAAGAAAGGATTAACCCCGACTGAGATTGAAGTGAGACGGCGACAAATGGCTGAAACGGCAAAGTTGCACAAGTCGAAATTCTGGAAATTGCTGAAGGACTCGTCTGTCCGGAAAGTGACGGAGAACTGACATGGGCGAAGTTGGCAACATCTGGATCAAGATCGGGGCCAAGATCGACGAGTTCGAAAAGAACATGTCGGCCGTCGACAAGGCGATGGTCAAGGTCGGCAACAAGTTCCAGGATGTCGGGAAGCGGCTCACCATCGCGGGCGGTGCCATTACGGCCGCGATCGGGGCCATTGTCCTCAAATCGACAGCGCTCGGTGATCAGTTCGATGACCTCCGCCAGCGGACGGGCATCGCTACCGAAACGCTTTCATCCTTCACCCTTGCGGTGAATAAGACCGACATGGGGATGACGGGGTTTGCTACGGCCTTGAAGTTCCTTGCCAACAACATGGCCGACGCCAACGCCGGGACAAAGACGGCGGTGGATAAGTTCGCCATGCTCGGCGTCTCGTTCAAGGACGCCGCCGGGAACCTCCGCCCGCTCGATCAGGTCATGCTCGATGTGGCCGACAAATTCAAAGCCATGCCGGACGGCGCTCAGAAGTCGGCGCTGGCCGTAGATTTATTCGGACGCGCCGGGACAGGCATGATCCACATGCTGAACCTCGGGCGCGACGGATTGCAGGCCGAGATGGACAAGGCCAAGGAACTCGGGCTCGTGTTCTCGGGTGAGGCATCCGCCGCGTCCGACAAGTTCCAGGAATCGCTTGTCGATCTCAAGGGTTCACTCCAAGGACTCGGCAATACCATCACGGCGGCTATCCTGCCGATGGTTCAGAATATTATCACGGGTGTCACGAATGTCATTGGCAAGGTCCGGGAATGGGCCGCTGAACATCCGGGCCTGACGACCGCTATTGGAGGAACGGCCCTCGGGATTGGCGGCTTGATGACGGCACTCGGGACTCTCAGCTTTGGCATCGGTACGGTATTGAAACAGATCCCGACGTTTATCAAGGGCCTCAATGCCATCAAGGCCATCGCTCTCAATCCTATTGTCATCACCATCGCCGTGGCCATCCCCGTTCTGACGAAGGCCATTTCAGACTTCAAGTCCGAGTTCAACAATATGCGGGACGCCATGCAGGAGGCGGGTTCCTCGGGGTTTATCTCGTTCCTTGAAGGTGTCAACTCCGGCTTCCGCAAAGTGGCGCTCGGCATTAAGGACTCGAACATCGTCATGTCCGAGGCCAACGATAAGTTCATCAGCCTCAAGGGCGCGGGTATCCTTCTCGCCGATGCCTTCAATGCCGTCAAGGGGGCCTTTGATGCGGCCGTAACTCCCGCCGCCGTTCTCTCGACCATCTTCAAGGACTTCGG